TCAATGGATAGTTAAAAAACATCCATCCCTACCATGCATCATAGCAGTCCATAACACAAAGATTGGCAATCATGTATTTTACACTGTTTGTTTTAAGAAATCCTCTTTGATAGATAAATATAGTAAACCGTTTAGTAAACTTATTGATATGGGTGATATGATGTGCACACCTCTACTGAGCACAGGTGATCATGATCTGAGTCATCATATCTCTTCAGTGAACTCCTTTATTTCTATAGCAACAGGAATGTGTGAAGTGTGGGGTCATCAGAAAATAATGGGATTGGGAACAATACCATGTAAACAAGAAATAATGGCCACACTACTGACATATCTGGAGAATAAAGATTCATGTTCTGCACCATTATTCAATGTTAGATATATGTATATGTCAATGATAGTTCCTAAAATTCTTAAGTGTGATCCATTCAAAGTGTTGTCAAAATTCCCCACCGTGATACGTGGTAGATCTCTAATTTGGCATCTAAAGAAAATGTTTTTGAACTTTAGCAGAATGATGAACAATAGAATTCACGGATCCCTTGAGCCTGCCTTGAGTGGAAATGAAGAAGAAGATGATGACATTGTGGCTAAAGATAAGATACCAGGTTTGTTGTCATACATATCTGGAAAAGAGATCCCATCACTATCTTGTGCAATATCTCTATCATATATAGGAACATTTCACAATCCTGACAAAAGTGTTAAGATACATGGATTCTTAAAGATTTTCTCTAAGGTTCTAAAAGAAGAAATGAAAGTGAGAGATACAACCGTTGAAGCAATGAAAGGTCTAGAACAAAAACCTCTCAATGAGTACAAATCACATGAGTTCAATGAGATACACATTGATCAGATAATGAAAGCAATGAAGCGACACTGGAAAAAGAAGGGGTTGAGTTTCAAACAGATTAAAAGGAAGATCCACACTGATTTATCAAAAGTGAAATTTTCCGACTTGTCCACTTTTAAGGCATCGGCTAACAATGAAAACTTTGATGGGATGGAATCTGATCCGAAGTGGGACAATTATGAGCAGAAAAGGAGAAATAAAGCAATGATGGAAGTTTACACATTCATCAAAGAGATGGAAGCCACTGATGCTTGCCCATTTACAGACATGAACAAAGTTGTTTCAGTCTGTAGAGATAATGGAGGCATTGTTGCAAACTTATTCAAAAAGAATCAGCCAACAGGACCTAGGGAAATTTTCGTTTTGACAATGTGCTCTAGGATCATGATAAAGTTCCTTGAGACCATAAGCAGATCACTCTGTGAATGCTGTGACAATGAGTATTTAACAAAAGGTAAACAAAAGAAGTATTCAACTAGGAGACATTACAAAAAGACTAGAGACAAAATGCCTAATGATAGCAAGAGTGTCACCTGCTCAGATTCTGCTGATGCAACCACATGGTGTCAAAGATTCGTCATGCCAGTTTTCCAAAAGATGTTTGCGACTGTTTTCGATGAATGGGATGAAATTCTTCCAGTAATAACTGATATATTGAATCATGTGACGGTGAAGAAACTTGAGATGCCAATGGAATTGCTGGACCTCTTCAAAGAACACAAGTCTGTTTTTGGGTTTGATGCAGGAATGAATGAGTTGAAAAGACAGTTCTTGGGTGAATCAGATAATGATGATTTAGTTTATGAGGGTAGTGTTCTACTAAGAAACAGGTCAAATTTCATGCAAGGTATATTGCACTACACATCAAGTTTGCTACATGCTGCACATTGCATATTTATGGAAGAGTTCTGTGAAAATATGATCTTCAAACCACTCAACATGAAAGTGGTTCAGACCAGTAAAGTCTCCTCTGACGATTGTTCTTGGCTAAGATCTTTGATTTATGAAAATGACATTAGCTCTGAGGATCTTGGCTCACAAAAGTTGTTTTTACTACTAGCGTCAACAATGACTATGGCATCATATCCATTGATGGGAGCTGAAAACTCAGACACAAAAAGCTCACTTATGATAATGTGCTCAATAGAAGAGTTCAATTCATATTGGACAGTAGTCAACACATCAATAACACCCTTATTGAAGTGGTGTTATTCTAGTCAAATGATCCAAACTGAGAATGATTTTGACTCAAGAATGAACACCTGTTACAATATGTTGTCTGATCTGCTTGAAAATGGAGCACACATGGATACATGCTCTGATATTGAGTTCGGCATGTCCATGAATCATTATAATCTAATGGGCATGTATACCACTAAGAGGGAAGAATTTTCAAGACTCATAGATGATTTACAGAAAACATCCTGTCCATCAATTGGATTTTTCCCTTATTCACATAGCAAGATAGGTCCGGCCCTTGGGTATTCATTTACGAAGTGGTACAATTTGAAGAAATCAAGGAATGCAAGGAAAGCTGCGTTCGTCACTCAAAGAAAAATGTTTGGATTAATGACAGAAGATGGTGATCACACTTTTTACTACTCACTTCCAGTTGGCAATTCAAAAAACTACTTTAGGTTTATCGAAGAGCTTGGTTTTGACAGAGAAACCATATGTGATCAACTAGAATCAGATCCATCAATGTTTTTTGGAGATGAAGTTAGCATTGATGATAGTGATATGATGATTAAAATAAAAGCTATGACATCAGGTGCAGCTAAAGCTTTTTCCTTCAATTCACCAGCTAAACAACATTCTGTATCAGCATACATAAATACTAGACCTTGCATTAGTTTTGGAATAGAGGATGGTCAGATGATAAAGGGTACATTGCCTTTTGGAATCAATTATGTGTCTTGTAGAATGAATGATAGAGAAATCAACATGGAATCCATTCAAGATAATGACTATTATAATAGGATAATAGAAGAAATTGAAGTCTATAGACTTGTTCCTTACTCAAATATGAGAAGGAAAATATCTGTTTCAGTCAAGCTGGAAACGAGGACGACTGTTTGTTCTCTAAGAGAAGTTCTTCAAAAAGTTTGGTTCTCGATGCCATTGCGAAAACCAAGATTCATGATCGACA